ACTAGGGGACACATGCGCGACACTGAAAAAATCACCATTGGAATATGCAGTCCAGGCTTCGTCTCAACGCCATTTATGACGGCAATCTTGGACATCGCTCGAAGTCAACGTCAGCTCGGACAGTTCATTAGCCTGCAAGGATCAGGCGTCATCTCAAGGCTACGCAATCAGATCTGCTCGACCTTCTTGGATAAGACTAAGGATGACTGGCTTCTGATGATTGACACCGATGAAGTCTTGACCATCGAAGGATTCAAGAAGCTCGTGGCGGCAGCCGATGCCAAGACACGACAGATCATCAGTGGCGTGGTGCATGGCGCATGGGAAGTCGAAGGCGCTATCTATCCAGAGCCTGTGCCTTGCATCTTCAGACGTGGCGAATCAGGCGGCCTATACTCAGTGCATGATTACGAAGATGACAAGATTATCGAGATCGATGCTGCTGGCACTGGCTGTCTGCTCGTGCATCGTCGAGTGTTAGAACGATTCCGACAAGACGCGGATCCTACGCATCAAGGCAAAGACTGGGGCTTCTTCCAAGACATGCCACTGGGCGGTCAATGGGTGGGAGAAGACTTACTGTTCTGCCTCCGCGCGACATCGTTCGGTTATAAGATATGGGCGCACACTGGCGTTCAGCTAACGCATGAGCGTCGCTACTGGCTAGGCAAGGAGCATCACACAGACTTCAGAAGATTTAATCTTCCACGTCATCATTCATCAGATAAGGATCAAACATGACAATAAGTGCGTTTTTTCCCTACACAAACGGCCTATATACGCCGCATCCGATTTTTTATCTCCGTCCCCGAAGCCAAGGCAGGGTTTAAGGTTAAATTAAATGTCATTAGGATTGTCAAGAAATGCTCGGAAATACGGCAAGGGTTACAAGAAACTACGAAAAAAGATACTATCTGGCAACCCTATCTGCTACTGGTGCAAACTGGCTGTGGCGACCACGCTCGACCATGTGCCACCCCTAGCCGCCTTCCCAGTGCCCGAACTATGGCAGGGGACGCTTGTGCCAGCCTGTGCAAAATGTAACTACTCAAGAGGAGCGCGATATGGCAACGGAAGAAGGCATCGAGCAAAGAACAGTCGTAAGTGGTAGGAAGCCAGTTGGTAAGCATCTGAAGATCGTCAAGCGCGCCATCAAGAAGCGTGACGTCGAGCCAGTCAAGGCTGAGATGCTTCGTGGCCTAGCTCGTGCCTGGGACGCAATCGAGGAGAACGGCAATCCAATCGCAAGCATCCCTGCGATCTGCCGAGAAATGCGCGAAGTCTGGGACTCCTTGGGCAATCCCCAAGATGACATCGCGGATCTATGGAAAGACTAGAACAAGATCCACAACAACCTTGCGCTCCGAGATGGGCTACGCCGCGCGACGAGCGATATGAAACAGATGGTGGTCGGCTTGCGAAGGTAGCCGAACTCATGGGATTCAACCTGTACGCCTGGCAACGTCTCGTCGCGGATGTCGGGCTTGAACGCAATGGCGACGCGTATAGATATCGCACTGTTGGCTGTGCCGTAGGTCGTCAAAGCGGCAAGTCCAAACTCATCGAGGTTCGCATAGCGTATGAACTTCTGCAAGAACGAAGAGCTGTCGCCTACACAGCACAAGACCGAAACATGGCGAAGCTGAAGTGGGATGAACATGTGCACGATCTATCGTCATCTCCTCTTGCCAAATATATCCAGAAGGTACAACGCACGAACGGATCCGAGCGTCTCTACATGAAGAACGGGTCAACATATTCCATCGTCACGCCAAACGATAAAGGCGCGCGCGGCATGAGTCTGAACCTGATGGTGATTGATGAGGCGCTCAGTCATCCCTTGTCATTGATTGCAGCCTTGCAGCCAACACTGGCAACACGTCGCAATGGTCAACTCTGGCTGCTATCTAACGCTGGCATCCCTGGCGAATCCGAACTCTTACAGCATTATCGCAACATCGGTCATTCAGGGATACAAGATAAGAACAATCCGCTTGCGTGGTTCGAATGGGCGCCGTTAGAAGATAAGTTCGACTATATGGATGAACAGGTCTGGCGACAAGCCATTCCAAGTCTCGGGGAAATAAGTGGCGTGCTGATCGAGGCAGTTCGAGAAGCTGCACTAACGAACAGTCCGGACATCTTCATGAAGGAATGGCTCAACGTCTGGCCTGCACAAGAAGCGGCTCAGGTCGTACCGACAGAGCTATGGGACTCATTGGCAGATACAGGCGTCGTCAATAGTAATCGCGTAGTGCTCGGCATCGACATATCGCGCGAACGTGACAAGGCATCCATCGGCGCATCATCCATGGTTGCAGGCATGACGCCAGTGGAAGTCGTCGAAGCGCGTGATGGCGTTGGCTGGCTAGTACCGAGACTCATCGAAATAGCGAAACGCTGGAAGGCTCCGGTCGTCATCGACGCAGGATCACCTGCTGGATCAGTCATTGGCGAAGTAGAGAACGCAGGCGTCAAGGTGATTGCAATCGGCCTGCGTGATTATGCGCGTGCGTGCGGTAGCTTCTTTGATGGCGTGCAGAATCGCACTATCTGCCATCTGGATGATCCCAATCTGCGTGACGCCATTATTGGCTCGACTAGGCGTAGGCTTGGCGATGCTTGGGCATGGAATCGCCAGAGCACGACCAACATCACGCCCCTAGTCGCGGTCACGCTGGCACGTTATGGCGTCGTCAATGAACCCGAAGAAAAGCCAGTCGCAAGGAGCAAGATCTACTGATGAAACAATACATCGGTTCAATCGTCCAACTGATCGGTGCAGCAGTTCTTGTCTTTGCCGCATCTCTAATCTCCATAATCGCTGCGGTATCATTAGCAGGGATTCTTATTCTTCTCTTTGGGATTGCGCTTGAACGGAGACTATTCTGATGCTTGCTCGACTCTTGAAGCGCCAAATCCAACCTAGCACTGTTTACACGTCAAGCGGTTACGTCGATTCACTTGGTCGCGTTGGAAGGTTCTTTCAAGGTTCGTGGTCGGCGACGTATGTTGACGGCAAGACAGCACTGGGCATCCCTGCTATCTGGCGCGGTGTCACTTTGATCTCAGATGCGATTGGAGCGTTACCGATCCACTGCTATCGTCGAGGCAAGATTGTCGAACAGACGATGAAAATCTTGGAACGCCCAGTGCCAACCGAGACGCGCATGGAAACATATTCTGCAATGGCAGCGTCTTTGATCGTGCATGGCAACTACATCGCAGTTCTTGGCGAAGCCGGAGCCAACGGAATGCCAGACTTCTTCTACCCAGTCGAAGTCGATCGGGTGCAAGTGTCACGCGAACGTGATGGTCGCATCGTGTATCGAATCGATGACAAGGTCTATGACAAGTCCGAGATCCTGCACATTAAATATTTTACGATGCCAGGGTCTTTAGTTGGCGAAGGTATCTTGGCAGCACAGAAGCAAGCTCTAGGCAAAGGCATAGCCATCAACGAATACGTCTCCAAATACTTCGATGGCGGCGTTCTACCATCGGCAGTCATCAAGTCAACGAATCCGGATCTCAGCCAAGAAGAAGCCGACGCACTCAAGACTGCCTGGATGTCGATGTACAGCGCACGCAACCGCGCACCTGCTGTGCTCAACGCATCCACCTCATTCGAGGTCTTATCAGGCAACGCGCAAGAATCACAGATCATCGAAGCTCAACAACAGTCACTCGTCGAGGCGTCGAACATTCTTGGTCTTCCTGCCTACTATCTAGGCGCCCCAAACTCTTCGCGCACGTATAGCAACGTCGAGCAGGAGAATCTGCAACTCGTTCGGTGGTCAATCCAACCGATTGCAGAGCGCATCGAGCAGGCAATGAGCGATCTTTTGGTTCGCGGCCAGTATGCAAAATTCAATTATGATTCTCTTCTGCGAACAGATACCTTGACAAGATACCAAGCGCATCAGATCGCCTTGAATGCAGGATTCCTGACAGTCGATGAAGTCCGAGATTACGAAGACCTCGAGTCATTGAATCAGGCAACTGACGACTATGAGAATGAACCTGAAGAAGAAGTCGTCGAACAAGAGCCAACAGAGATTGGAGGAGAAGACAATGCAGACCTATGAAAAGCGTCTATTCTCTGCTGATCTATCATTCAGAGCAGAAAACGATGGTCGCACAATCTATGGCATCGCAGTGCCATACGATGTCGAGATGCGTGTCTCGAAAGACACTACTGAGGTGTTTAGGGAAGGCGCGTTCTCGGATGTCGTTCGTGCGCCTCATCGGGTCAAGTTGCTTCGAGGCCATGATGCCAAGGCATATCCACTTGGACGTGCCACTCTACTGCGCGAAACTGATAAAGGACTTTACGCTGAGTTTAAGATAAGCAAGACGCGCGAAGGTGATGAAGCTCTGGAACTCATCAAGGATGGTGCACTCGATCAACTATCGATTGGCTTCATGCCATTGAAGAATCGCAAGCGCCCCGATGGTGTCATTGAACGCCTCAAGGCGCATTTGGCCG